ACATGGTCAAATCCATGCTGGCTTATGCAGACTGTGAGGATTGCATAAAACAGGGATTCAGCGACGTGGAGGCATTCATGAAAGCACCGGACTCAAAAGACAAGCATAAGAAGTTGCCGCCTTATACGGGCAGCAAGCCATTCATTCCGAGTGAATTTACAGAACTTACAGAAGCGGAAATCAACCGCGCAATCAAGGTGTGGGATAACGTCATGCCTGAGTACAAGGGGTTGTTGGACGCGCAAGTAAAACGGGAAGACGATGCCGGAAACTAAACCATTGTGGTATTGGGACGATAGCGTCAAGCGTTACCGTTCGCCAGAGACGGGGCGGTTTATTGGCATTGACCAAATGAACGGCTTGCGAGCCGAGTTCATGACCGTTCAGAAAACGCGTATGGAAGGCGTGACGACTGTATACAACGCCGGCACGATTGACATATTCACTTATGAGAAGCAAGTCAAAGACATCCTGAAGCAAACCTACATCGACAATTACGTCATGGGCAAGGGCGGGCGCAACATGATGACGCAAGCCGATTGGGGCAGCGTCGGCGGTATGTTAGCAGAGCAGTACCGCTACATGAATCCATTTCTGGAACAGATCGCTCGTGGGGAATTATCACAAGCGCAGATCAATGCCCGCTTGAAAATGTACATCAATTCTGCAAGCGAGGCGTTCTGGCGCGGCTTTACTTCGGACATTCCGCTTGACTTACCCGCTTATCCAGGCGACGGGTCCACCGCTTGCTTGGTCAATTGTCAGTGTCAATGGCACATAGTTCCCGTTTCTGGTGGCTATGATGCTTACTGGCGCTTGGGCGTGGCAGAGCATTGTCCCGACTGTGTGGAGCGGGCGCGGATATGGAACCCGTATAGCATTCGGGTAACAGGCGAGGCGAGCAATGCCGGTTGACATTGTCATTGACGGGCTTGAGGAATTGCGCGGCAAGTTGGACCGCTTTCCGAAGGCAGCGCAGGACGGCGCGGGCAATATGGTCAGCGATTACACGCTGAACATCATGCGCGAATACGTGCCTTATGCTTACGTGCCGTTCAAGTCAGCATATGGCAATTGGTTCAGCGAAAAGCAGCGCCGCTATGTTATGGCGCGGATTCATGAGGGGTCAATCAGACCGGGCGCGCCAAGCAGAACGCAGACTTTACGCGGCGGCTGGAAGAAGATGGGCGAGGGTGCGGACACGCTGGTCGTGAATGACGTGCCTTATGCCGGTTATGTGGTAGGGGATGCAGATCAGGCGCGGATGCACAAGAAAATTGGCTGGTGGACTGTCGGGCAGCGTTTGAAAGACCGTGCGGGGGAAATTGAGCGCAAGGCCAAAGCAGGCGTTGACAAGGCAATGAAGGAGTTAGGACTCTAAGTTTATTTACAGACAACTGAATACGTAGGCGGTCGTGGGCGTTGGGTAACGCAGCGGGCAACCTGGTGGTCAGTGGGTACTGAAGCCAAAACAAAGCGCGAGAGATCGCACTGAGGTTTGGCTTTATCGGTTTAAGGAGGTGTCGATGGACACAATGGTGTATTTTGGAGACGCGGTGAAGGCGCTTGGCGAGGGCAAGGTCGGCGGCTATTTGGTGCGCTGGGGCGGCAACGGTGACGTTGATCTAACCGGTGATTATTTCACCAAAGAAACTGATCTTGGCGTGGGCGAAGGCGACCGACTGCCAGTGTACTACGAACATGGCTACGATCCGGTGATAAAAAGCCGGCGGTTAGGGCGGGGGCAAATTGAACGCTTTGACGACATCGGAGTCTGGTTCGAGGCACAACTGGAGCTGCGGGATGAATACGAGCGCAAGATTTACGCGCTGGCTGAAGCTGGGAAGCTCGGCTGGTCGAGTCAGGCGGGCGGTTCACTCGTGGCGAAAGAAACTGGAATTGGAGGTACGAAAATCGCGACATGGCCATTAGCAGAAGCAACGCTAACTAAAAGCCCAGCCGAGTACCGAAACACCGCAATCCCGTTGAAATCAATCTATCCCGATGCTGAAGAGGCATCGGCACCAACAAACCATGAGGAGGATCACATGGCAGAAGAAATCAAGACCTCTCCACCTATTGACGTGGAAGAGATCGTAAAAGGCGCAGTTGCTGAAGCGCTGAAAATGTACGAATCAGCACAACCAAAAGTAAAGGGCGGGTATGACGTTTCCGTAACGGAAGACGAAACTGACCGCTCACTCAAAGCCAATCCATTCACCGCAGCCGAGTTTTTCCAGGCTGTGAAAATGGCAGAAATGTATCCTGGACAGGAAGAGCGACGGTTGTTGCCATTCAAGGCAACGGGGCTAAACGAAGCGACTCCCTCACAGGGCGGGTACTTGTTACCACCTCAAATTGCAGCCGGCATCCATCAGAATATGTGGGGCGTTGGTTCTGTGTTGAGCCGGTTCAACCCAATTCGTGTTACTGGCAACTCCCTGACTATCAATGCTGTGGATGAAACTTCACGCGCCGATGGTTCTCGGATGGGCGGCGTGCGTGGTTACTGGCTGGCTGAAGCCGCACAGAAGACCGCAAGCAAACCCAAGTTCCGCCAGATCGAATTGAAGCTCAAGAAAGTCGCCGCTTTATGCTACGCAACCGACGAGCTGTTGGCTGACGCTTCCGCTCTGGAAAGCTGGATCGCCAATGAAGTCCCGAGTGAGTTGCGCTTCAACGTTGAAGCCGCGATCATCAATGGTGACGGCGTTGGCAAGCCTTTGGGTATCCTGCAATCTGGCGCATTGAAAACTGTTGCCAAACGAACAGACGCAAGCGAGATCGACGCTTACGACATCGGCAAGATGTGGGCGGCACGGCTTCCGGGCTACACCGATTATGTGTGGTTTGTGAACCCTGCTATCTACCCGCAACTGCTGAACCTGACAATTGGCGACATGCCCGTGTTCGCTCCTTCCATCCGCCCAGATGTCCCCTTCGGAAGTCTGCTTGGACGGCCAGTGATTGAGAACGAATACTGCCCGAATTTGGGAACTGCTGGCGACATCCTGTTGGCTTCGCCTTCGGCTTACGCTCTGATTACTAAGGGCGGGATCGAGGCAGCTTCCAGCATCCACATCAAGTTTGACTATGACGAAACGGCATTCCGCTTTGTCTACCGCGTGGATGGTCAACCCTACTACAACGCCGCGATTACTGCTTACGATGCTGTCAACACTGTCAGCCCGTTTGTAGCATTATCGGCTTCAACTTAATTCGTGAGGTGAGAAATGGCAGCAAGATACGCTGAAAAACTCCATATTGTTCCGGTGTTTGCGCCGGCAAGTTCAACTACTGCGATTCGTTCGTACGCGGTTGGGCTTAAAAATTCCCACTGGGTCACATTCCTAATCAATTTAGGCGTGATGACTTCAGACTCAACTGATATTGGCACTGTGACCGTCATTGCTACCGACACTCTCGGTAATACAACCGACGCTCAAGACGTGGCAGTTCCCTTCACCTATCGTTTGTCCGGTGTTATGGGCACGGATGAAGATTGGGGTGACATCACCGCAGCTACTGCTTCTGGAATGACTTTCAACGCTACAGATGACGGCAAGTCTATTGTGATTGACGTTGACCCGGCTTCAATTCCGGCTCTGCATTCAACCGCAAAGGGCGTGAGAATCGCTGTTGACGGCACCGGGCTTATCTCCCAAGACGGCATCGCGGTTAATGCGTTTGTCGAAGATCGCTATCCACAAGCTGATCACCTCAGCGCGACCACCTAAGTTTTAGCATTACCTGGGGGGAGTAGGGCGCAAGTCTTACTCCCCCAAACTGGAGATAAATACGATGGCAGATTATGTGACAGTGGCAGAGATCAAGGCGGACATTCCAGACTCACCGCTTTTTGACGTGACGGATGATACCTACGACACAGTGTTGGGAAATATGGTGACTGCCGCGTCACGCCTGATTGATCGTTATGTGGGCGGCTGGGATAACTATTTCTACCCGACCACCGATGCTCAAACGCGCTACTTTGACGGCAGCGGGGAAGAGATTCAGTACATCGACCCGATGGTGAGTTTGACCAGCGTGGCGGTAAGCGAGTCAGGCGGGCGGGCAGCTTCGGACTACACCACCTGGACGGTAGACGCGGACTTCTTCGTTATGCCCTACAACTACTCCTCGATTGGCATGCCGATTATGGGGCTGGTGATTGACAATGACTCCGGCTCGAAAGGCACTTGGGGCACGACCCGCAAGGGCGTAAAAGTGACGGGCATATTTGGCTGGTCTTCTACCCCACCGGCGGATGTTGAGCAGGCTTGCAAGATTCAGGCTGTGCGCTTCTTCATGCGCTCCAAACAAGGATACCAGGACGCAGCCGCAAATCCGAGCATGGGCGAAATGTACTATATGAAAGAGCTTGACCCCGATGTGAAGGTGCTTTTGCAGCACTATCGCACGCACAATGTGGTGATGATATGACAAGCATTATTGATGATGCAGTGGCAAGGCTGCAATACCACGCGCTGGCTTTGACTTCCGAGACCGTGAGGGGCGCGCCTTCTTATCCGACTGAGGACGCGTCGGTCTTACCGCT